GAAGTAATGGTTAATAATTTCAATCTTCTCATGTGCTTGTGCAATAGAATTTATCTCACCATCTATCGCTGCCATAACATCTGAATGCTCACCAATACCCACAGGTTGATTGAGATAGATCTCAACGTTCTGTTGATGTTTTGCAATCAAACCATTGTAGTAAGCGATTTGACTTTTTAAAATCTGATCACGCAAATTAATCATAAGTCCCCCTCTAAACGATTTTCTGATTTGTAAACATCAAACTCTCCGCCTGGATATCTCTTCTTTAACTTCTCTACATTACCAGCAATCACATCATCAAGTGTAATATTGAGTGCCATGCAGGCCTGCATCACATACCACATAACGTCACCCAACTCAATAACAAGATGTTTTCGATTGTGGTCGTCCCAAGGTTTACCTTGGAAAACCATCTTCTTAACGATCTCCATAAATTCACCACCTTCAGCACTAATGCCAACAGCAGCAGTAAGAAGCCTGTGAATATTGGCACCTTTTCCGTCAAGGGAACTAACACTCTCAATAAAGCATTGATAATCCTTACTGGAATCGGATGTGACACCATCCACGAATATAGCGTACTTATCAAAGTCAATTTTTTTAGTCATTAAAATTTAAATTCTGCGAACGATTTTTTAAAAGGTTTCTTCTCTTCATCATTATACTCTTCCTCTTTTTTATTGTCAAGTATATCATCCTGTGCTTTCTGTTCACAATCATATAGTCTCATCTTTGCACGGTCAACTCCGACAACAAACCTCTTGTATATGGTCGGATCGTTGTAACGATTTTTAAGTTGTTTAACCATTATCTGCCCCAAACCCTCAAGATCCTCTGTACTAATAAGAGCGAACATAAGATCAGCAGTGGCGGGAAGACCGAACGACTCGCTTGTGTCAGTAAGATCAACATCACTACTACCGAAACCAGAACGAGTCGTCTGAGTAGCGGAGACGATAGGTACATTAGTCTCAACTGCAAGACCACGGAGTTCTTCAGCAATGGCTTTAATATACGAGTAAGAATTGACATTTGCTGTTTTTGAATAACGACTTGATGCACAGATGTTTAAGTAATCTATGAATATAATATCAGGTCTAAAAGATTTTTTTAATGCAAGTTCATTAATTAAACCTTTGAAATGTCCTGAATGTGCGGAGGCAGTAGGATATTCTTTAATAATTAAAGTTCCTTGTGTTTTCTTTGATATATTATTTACCTTACTTTCAAACATTGGTTTAGGTAAATCAGTGATATCTTGTATATTAACATTTAAAAGATTTGCATCAATTCTTTCTGCAATCTTTTCTTCTGCCATCTCTAAAGTTATGTATAAAACATTCTTACCTTCTAGAAGAACAGAGCTAGCGTGATGGCACATAAACAAAGACTTACCCACACCAGTTCCCGCAAGTGCAATATTAAGTGTCTTGTTTGGGAGACCTCCTTTTGTAATTTTATTAAAAAGTTCGAGGTCAAATTTAATTCTACTTTCTTTTCTATGATATGATTCATACCTTTCTTCATAATCTTCTAAGTAATCATGACCTATATGATTATCGAAAGAAACAGCCAAAGCGTCAGACAGAATACTAGGAATAGCATCCCTTCCTTTTTTGTCATCTTGTCCATCTGCTAATGCAATTGACTCCATAAGTGCCAAATATATAGCACGATCACGACACCATTTTTCAGTTGAATCAAGTAACCATTGTTTATCTATTGGTGCATCATCAAATGTTTTTGTAGTTTCTCTTGCTTCTTTTATTTCTGTTTCTGTTAAGTCAGTACGATTCTCAATCTCAATATTCAATGCTTCAACTGTAATCGCAGCATCATACTTGACAATAAATTGTGTTGCCTCTTGAAATATTATCTTTTCAGTTTTATTCTCGAAATAATCTGGTTCGATGAATGGAATTACTTTACGAGAGTACTCCTCATCAAAAATCAAATTACGAAGAATAGTAGTTTCAATTCTCTCCATAATGAATATATGTACTCATAATATACTTGGAATCTATTTTTGGAGGTAATCCAATATGTGGATATTCCCAAGTTGGTGGGAATACTATTACTCTACCAGAAACTGGTTGAATATTCAAGTTGTGTAACGGAAACAAAGTATTTCCATCATTATCATTTAAATAAAATAAAAATGCAACTGCTCTGATTGACGAATCAATATCATTAACATCTACATGTTCATCAAATTTTTCATTACCATTATTATAATATCTCTTTATTCTAAACTCCTCTAATTCTTTTAGAGGTGGAATATACTTTGATTTTACATCTTTCTTATATTTTTTATATACCTCTGCAAGATAAGGTATTAATAATTGGACAATATTTTGGGATAACTGATTTAAATTTAATTGAGTAAAACAAGGACAACTATTATAATCAATATATTCGTGATGCTCTGTATTTTTTTCAAATAAATCTAAAAGTCTTTTACAAGCATCATCAGGAATAATATTATCGTATACTTTAACCATATGAATATTCTTCTTTTGCAATATCATCCAACTTCTGCATTACTTCTTCTGTAAAATACTTATCTGGATTTTTATATATTTCTTTTGCATATACTTTCTTTCCATCAATTTCATATCTACCCGCAACATTTTTCCAGAGACCACCTTTCTCCCCTAAGTCTAAAAGACCATAATATTTGTCTAAACCTCTATCATCATAATATAATCGAATTTCGACTTCTTTATTTTCTTTACTTAAACGTGATTTATGAGTCTTTGCCTTGATAATATTTCCAATGACATCTTTTCCGTCTTTTTCTTTCTTCTTGGTAAGATAGATGATTGTAGATGCAGCATACTTGAGACCGCTGCCTCCTCCCATTTCTTTAGTTGGGACGTAAGATCCGATAACATCATAAGTGTGATTAGTAACGATAAGTGGAATGTTTGCTTGACCAAGTTTTAATGTAAGCATTCTGAATGCTCCTTTAACAAGTTGAGATTTGGTCATATCTCTGACTTGTTTATCATTTAGGGCATCCGTAATTTCTTTCTCTGTGGAAAGCATACCTAGAGAATCTAATACAAACATACAAGGTTTGCGATTCTCTTCATCTGTCTTTAAGTATATATCCACGGCCTTCAGTGCCTTGGTTCGGAATTCCTCAATTGTTACGACATTCACAACAACCAACCGTGTCGTATCAATTCCACGAGACTCCAGTAATCCTTTATTGACGGCTGCTTCAGTGTCAAAATAGAGACAATACCCATCAGGGTTAGTGTCCAAAAAGTTTTTGACAATAGCAAGCGAAAAATAAGTTTTACCAGTGCTCGACTCACCAGCAATGGCAGTAATACGATTGCTGCTAACCCCGCCAAGAATAGACCCACTAATGAGTCCATTAAAAATGTAGGATCCAGTGTCAATGAATCTTTCAGTTTCATCAATATCTGACGCAATCTGCGTATATTCATCTCCTATCTCTTTTACTATTTCTTTTAAAAAATCCATTATACGAAAAATGATTCAAGGTTTACAGTTCTCTCAGCCTGCCATCCAATCGAGTCAAGAATAATCTTGAGAGGTTCAAGGAACGACTTCTCAAATTGTAGATCATAATCTATATATTTGTCAAGGTTAAGTTCCTCTGGAAATTGTTGAATGAATGATATTACATTCTCTTGAATTGGATTTGGTCTTTTGAGATAACAAAATTTTATCTTCTCACCATTGTTAATTAAAGAATATTTTTGTGTAAGTTTATTCTTCTTGACATAATGATTGAAAAGAAGAGCACCACGAGCATGAATCGGTGTTCCCTTTTCATAGATCGCATTGACACTCTTATACTTTTTCACATTACTCACAGTTCTTGGAAATGATATCTCCTCTGGTGGCAATGATCTAAAGTTTGTTCTACACTTTTCGATGAAGTCAATGACATCATCTTCAGTCTTTGTCATGATAAGTTTCAGAACATCTTTAATCATGGTTCGACAAGGTGCGGGCGTTGAAGATTTGACTGCTTCAATACCCATCATCTTGAGTTTAGGTTCCGCATAACGAACACCTTCGCTATCCCAGACATTCAAGATGTATCTTTTCTTGGCAGTCCAGATTCCACGATCAGCAATGTTCTCACGTTTCATGAACATCTTCTGCTCGTAAGCGTTGACGTAGTTGGCCAACGTTTCATAAGAACTCGAAATATACTTTTCAAATTCCATCTCACAGATCTTGTTAAGGAACCCAACAACACCTTCAGTAGTCTTCTCTCGTTCTTTGTATATAACCTCGACCAGAGGGCCCAGATGCAAATAGATAGAATCGGTATCAACAGCAATAACATAATCTTCATCCTTTGTTTTGAGTATTTTGTTTAGATAATTATTCATCCGATCTTCAATCCAACGAATTGAAACCTGACCAGATAAAGTAATCGCTTCTGCATTTTCAAGTTTGTAATAACGAAAGTATTCATTACCAATCGCACCATAAGCAGAGTTCAGTTGGATCTTACGAGCCATTTGAATGTTGTTGAATGTTGCGATATCTTTGACAAGTTTAGGATCTTTTGTATCCTCATACTTTTGTTTTGCAGCAAGCATCTTTTTCTTATACACAGTTCTTTCCGTGTATATCTTCTCCATAATCTCTGGTAAGAAACCACGAATGTCAGTGCGATACATTGCACCATTGGCACATACAGCACTATCTTTGTGAAGTTGAAAGTCTATCTCTTCTTTAAGTATTCGATCAACTGTAGCTGTTGGGTGTTTGTCATCCTTGAGGGTCTCTGGGGAAATATTATATTGCATAATGAGATGAGGATACAGACTATTAAGGTCAAAACTAACCACCCAATCATACTTTCCTGGCCTCGGTTCTTTGACATACGCCCCTGCGTACTTTTGTGATTTTGATGTTCGTTTCTTTGGTGGTATGACAATGTTCTGTTTCTTGAGGTAGTTGTAAATGATGGTATCCCACATTCTCACTTGATAGTGAATGTCAATGAAGTTAACTTTGGCATCAAACGCCATTGTAATTGCAAGTTCAATTAATTTCAACTTGTCTTCAAGTTTGTCAACAAGTTGAACGTCAATGATATTATATCGAACAAACTTATCCCAATCTTTTGTATAGAACTCACGGAAAGTATCATGTTCATCATGGTCAAGTTTCTTCTCACCCAGTTCATAGTTAGCGATGTAGTCCAATCGATATGACTCTTGATTTGTGTATGTGAATCTTTTGTATAAATCAAGGTAATCGAGTTGAGTAACACCACCAATATCATATGTAATGTTTTTACGACCACTAATATAAACTTCATCCTGAGATACAAGACCCCAAGGCGATAAGTCTTTCATAGACTTCTCACCGAGAATACGATTGATACGACCAGCGAGATATGGTATATCATACATCTGAGAGTTCCAACCAGTAATTACTTCTGGTAGATTTTTTCTCCAGTATGATAAGAATGAAGTAAGTAAAATTGTTTCATTCTGACAGTAGATGTAATTTACATTTGGGTCT